GTACGACAATTCATTGAATCCTCATCCCTAAATCCATAGCCAGCACTGGCTTCCCAAATAGCCTGTGCAATTTCCTGATAATCTCTAAGAAACATCAGCCTCATCCAATCCACGTTTCATGTCGTACTCATAATCCCAATCAATATTCTGATAAACATTGTCAGCATCCATGACCAATTCGGCAGTTTGTTCACTAATCAGTTCACCATTGCCAAATCGAGCACAACCACAAAACATCATTCCAGGTTCCTGATATCTTAAATCAAACAATATAGGCTTAAATGATTTACAGATATGCTGAATTCCTTCCTGAGGCGGTCCCCAAGCACTTTGGAATGTATACATACTTGTCTTTAGGTCACCATCTGAATTAATAAAATCATCATAGTGTTCAGTTTCAGAATCAGACCATTTAGTTCCCCAATGATTAACTGACCAATCATACCAATCAACAGCACCATACTTTTCTAGATTGGCTTCCTTCTGCTTTTTATTAGGGTCATCATCTGGAATTGATCCCGCCATAGAGGGCATACCTTTTAAATCCTCTGGTACGGGATATAGGTTATCCAATATGTTGAATGTACCATCCTCATTGGTGATCTTTTCTTTAAACAGATCAACCCATGTTACAGGCCCACAAAGAATCAACTGATTACTACACCAATTAGGCATGATCCAACTCCAATCCATCAAAGTAAATATGCAAAGCAACTACCCTGTTATCATTATTCACATCTACATACACAGGATAACAACCATCACCATAACCTGAAGATGTGGCTACACCAATACTTTGATTGTAACCATTACGTGGTAGTGGAAACTCTCCATAACCATCCCCATTGGTAGTGCTATTGCACACAGTACGATAATTGCCTCCCGTATCATCATATTCATCCATCAATGCATAACATGGGTCAATCACCATTATTTGCCCTGAATCAACGGGACAGGATCCTGCTAGTTTAGTTTCCATCTTATTCTCCTTTGAATACATTAGATACAGCCTTGCGTACCGCTTCCTCAAATGCCTGACCTAAATCACATAGAGCATCTTGATCTTGGTTAATGTACCCTTGAAGAGCGTCCAATAAATCATTGGTAATGTCATCGTTCTGTTCTATATTCTGTTCTATTAAGTTCTGAACGTCACTTTCAATCACACTATACAGATCATCATCATCTATATTAATACAAACTTCCATCGTATTCATTATCCTTCCAATAGTTTCTCTCATTCATCATCTCCCAAACGAGAGTATCAACAATTTCCTGAACCAAGCGATGACGATCTCGCTTGTACTGTCTATAAACTCTCTTCGTGAGACAATCTTGAGCCTGAGCCAAAGTCATATCCCAAACATGAACATACATCTCCTTCATTATCAGCAATATCTCTCTATCTTGTTCGTGCTCATTGCAAATATCTTTATCGCCACCTTCGTCAAACACTTATTCTGCCTCACAATCATGCCCACAAGCGTATTCATCCATGTCGGTTTCATTCATTAAATCGAAAACTCGATTACACTCTAGGCATTTAGTTAATAAGTGAATTTCATCGCTAACTCTCATGGCCTTTCTCCTATCTCCCCTAGCCTTTCCCAATCGTTTTCTTCCTGGTCCATCATAACTTTATAGTCATCATGCCTAATGCCATCAAAAGCAATACGTAACTCTACAACCCTACCGTCATCATTAACATCAACAAAGACAGGATACCTACCATCACCATAACCAGAAGATGTAACTACACCAATGTCCTGGTCATATCCATTTGCTGGTAGAGGAAACTCTCCAAAGGTATCTGCAAGACTTACCTTACAAATAGCCTCATAGTTTGTTCCTCCTTGAAACGCATAACATGGATCAATGACCATTATTTGGCCCGAATCCACGCCACAGAATCCTGCTAACTTAGTCTTATTTTCCATTCTTATCTTCTTTCAATATTGTCCAGTGGTCAGCACCTGCTATAAGCATAAGTTTTGAACCATCATCCCAATCTACTGATAGTTTATCATCTCCCCATAAGTCATCATATATCTCATATTTGACAGTTCCAAGAGAACCACGATGTAGTTTAGTATACGGATCATTAGTATTGATAAGACGCACTCTGCGCCCTTCCAATGTTTTATCTAAACTCATCCTGATACATCCTCATACATCGCACCAATACGTTCATTCATTCCGTATACAGCTTCATCATAAGTAGCATACTGCTTCGATATAATGGCTCCTTGGCCTATAAAGCCATCAGTAGTTAAATTGAAATACCATGTATCGCCACCTTTAATTCTATCCACAAAGGCTGCAATTATTACTGGCTTAACTGGTGTATATTCTAGATTTTGAATTAACATTCACTAGCCCACCTATCTAGAACTTCAACCAACTCTCTTGCCTGAGTACCCCTACCAAAATAAGATTGGTATTCCAGGTCTAATTGAAGAACCAAAGAATATAAAAAGGATAGATTATTAATCCCTTCTACTGACTCAAGTGGAATCCCATCATTATCATATATAGTAGTCTTACCTGTACTAAAATCAGATTCATGTGTTCTCTCAAGATGACTTACGTCAAATGCTGCGTAATGCTCAGGGGCAATAATAGCATGACCATTGCCAACAATAGTACCGTCGTCAATAGCCTTTCTAATATCTTCTTTAGTGTAACTCATGATACGTTTACCCATTCCATAGCAGTTCTCAACAAATTATCATAATCGCCCGACATTGACTCTTTCATGTATTCATCAATGTCCTCAGAAGAAGCGCCATTACGTTTTAGCGCATTCTTAACTTTACCCATAATAGCAAATGCATTACCATCATGGCCTACAAGTTCAACTTCAATATCATACTTTGGCATCTAAAGCTCTTTTCAGTAATCCCAACAAATCCATACTACATTCTCCTTCACATGACTCTATACCTGGAAATAGTAGTTCGCATAAAGCCTCTTTGACTCTTTCCTGAAACCAATCTCCATTAGTATAGATATCGGTACGATACTCTACCTCAGAACGAATCTCTGCCTTGAGACTTTCAAATATCTCTGCCTTGAGACTTTCAAATTGTTCATCAGTCAGATGTATCAATTGATATCCCCACTCAATACTTCAGCAGGCTTCTTGTCAACAAAGGTAACTTCAACCTTCATCTCTTTATTGAACTTCTCAGCAACCATCTTTTGGATATCTTCTGTTGATACTCCATTACCATTAGCCATTTCTGTATCATCAAAGATGTTCTTCCAATCATCAATATGATGCTTTAGAATAGTATGAACAGCATTCTTAAATTCATGACCTAAAGAACATAAATTGCTAGGGCCAACCTCACCTAAAAGGGTCTCTATTTGAGGAGTAATATAATCAGAAACACAGTCACTAACTATATCTGAAATATCCGAACTGTAACGCAAGTAATCGCCTACAGCTTCCTCAACAGTATCACTTAACCTTTCATCAATAGCACTCTCAATAGCCTCTGTAAAAGTACTATTCTCATCATCAAGAACTGCCTGAATCAAAGCCGAAACATCAATAGACACTATATCACTCATTTTCACCACTATCTTTCTTAGTTAAGTCAGTTATCAAACCTGACAGTTTATTCATTTTATTCCAATATGACTTCTTCGCAAAACCTTCATAAGTAGGCCACATATCCTGCGTCTTCACAACTTCATACATGAAGTCTTCCATAGCTTCTGTCTGACCACATGGTGAACAAATCTCTGTTGCGTTATCTGTTCTACTAACCGCAGGGTAACCTTCTATTTGCCCCAAACATCTGGGACATGACTGTCTTACTGATTTTTCATCTGACACCACATTTTATCCTAACTCCATACCATTTTGTGGATAATAAACAACAAAAGAGAGGCACCCCTAAGGGTGCCCCTCTCTTGTCGAACTCTCAGTTATTTAATTACAACTATTCAGAAGCATCCAATTCATCAGAGGCCAGCGTCTTTGCTGACTTCTTCAGATCCTCATCAATAGCAATAAAGTAAAGGGCATTCTCATCTTTTGCCCTACGCACAGAGGCATTCATTCCCAGTTTCCTTGCCTGAGTCCGAACCCTCTGCTGCATGTTATGGAAATCTTTATCCTCAAACAGGTCATCAATCTTAAAAGCCTGACCATTATCAAGAGATTCCTCAAGGGCTTCCCTAATCTCAAGGATAAGCCCACTTGCAGCACTCTGCCTAGTAATCTCAGGCAGAGCGTCAACCTTTATGATACTCATCTTTTTCTCTTTTCTTTATCCAATGGATATTACTGAATGATCGGGGCCGCGGCCCTTGACCATCAATAAACACCCTACCACACCAACTATTCTCATTCGCGGACCAAACTAAAATCTCTGTAATGACTGAGCTTCAGCCTGGATCCTATCCTGGAAATACCCTCGACCATTTTCTATCAGCCAGACCCGGATTTTGTAATGTTACAAACCCTCGGGATTTGACTTAATGATTTAGTAAAATTGAGTATGTATTTTTCGAGGAATCATTTAGACATGTCCAAACCATTCTTGGAGTTCACTTGGCATAGTTTTTACTGTAGAGTTTGTAGACTCCCATGCCAAACTATTTTCATCCATCATTAGGACTTCACTCATCTCTTTTTCATGCTCATATTTTTCATGAATACCAGGGCCAGTATTGACTATCTCAATTTCAATTTCTGTATCCATGTTAATATTTTTTGCACAAGCAAATACTGCTCCAGCCAATGAGTCAGCTAAATCCTTAGTCCCTTTGGTCGGGTGATCAATTTTAGTATTATTTAGTAACTTTAATTTCAACAGTTCATCCTCGACCAACAGCTCGCTCCAGTATCCACGTAATCTATTGTCATAGATAGCAGTCATTAACGTATCGTAGTCTGTCTTTTTTACACCATGTAGATCAGCATTAACACCAAGACCTCTTAATGTCTGGATCATATCTACAGACTGCCATTGATCAAACGTAACAGATACTAGTTCAAACTTCCTATTCAGATCTAGAATCATTTGCCTTACAGCAGCAAAATTGATTTCCTTTCCAGGAACAGCTTCCCAGTAGTGAATCAAGTCAACATTTATTATTGGCAGCAATTCAGTTCCCATAGAAGTTTTTATCTCAGTAAATCCTGCACCATGAACCATAGACAATGCCGCCCTATCTCGCTTAAGTCCAAGGTCAACATGCATGTATCTCAACTTACCATCTTCACCATTAAACCATTTCTTAAATACGCCGTCTTCATCTATTGGATCATCATGATACATAAACGCTTTCCTTACACGCTCTGCATCTCTAAAGTATGCGTCCTCCATGTGTGGAGGTTCACATTCAAACCTTGCAGCAGCCTCAACAGGGTTACGAATATATTCCGATTCCAATTGGTGTCTTTCAATAGTTGGGTTAACGTCCCACGTTGATGCTTTAATACACCAAGTTTTAGGTTCATTCTTTTCTATTGCCCCTTCGTATCTCTGCTGAATGAAGTCACCCTTATACCTGGGGAACGACAGAAGGATAACCTTTCCAACCTCTGGGAATCTAGACATCACAGATAACTTACTCATATTATAGATTGCAGACGCTGAGCCTTTATTTCTAATCTCCCCCTTCAATTCTGAATCGGTTTTGAAAGCTGAAATCTCATCCAAAACAACAGTCATAACCTCATAACCTTCCCAACCCTCAGATTCAGAGTGACCAGAGAAACATCTTACTGGTCTGGAAAAGAAGAAGATTTCACTTACTCTGGGTTCAAACCCTTGGTCATTAAACCAGGGGCTGCCCAACAAAAGATTTTTTAAAGGCTCGAAGAAAACTCTCTGTGCTTGCTGAGCGTTAACAGCAAGATTTAGAAGATCAACATATACACCATTAGCCTTACCATAATACATAAGGGGATCTCTTAGACAATGCAATAGGTAAACCGTTCTAGCCATCGATATTCTAGAACAATGATCTTTACCAGATCCCTTACCTAACTGACATATAACCTCATTCTGAGTATACTTATTGTAACAGTCAGTTCCTTCTTGAACTCCCATTAACTTATGCAAAGTCTCTTCTTTCAGAATCTGTGTACTTTGCTTTACGATCTCCGTTTGTATTTCAGACAACGCAGGAAGATTCAAATACTTTTTATCCTGAACAAACACTTCCAACGGGACAGGCTCTTCAACTAACTCATCTTGATTCAGCAACTTACTGAAATCATCTAGTTCAAGATTTAGTCCCATGTAATCGGTCATGGTCTGCTATACTCCCTCTTGAACGGAATCATTACCGGATAGCTCTTCCACGGGTATAGGCGCGTCAACTATATTATTTGATGCCTCAAATACGGACGAGGCTTCTGCGTCGATTATATTTTGATCCAAAATCTCAAATGCATCCGCCAGATCCCTTTGCACTTTATCTCTAATCTCTGGATACTGCGATATTACATCACGAATGATCTTTGACAACAAATTGTTGACAGATTCAGCTCTCTGCATTCGTGCTACATACTCAACATCAGTCTGGTTATTATTCATCAACTGATGCAACTGAGCCTTCTTATGTGCTACTTCAGCACATAATTTCAAAGCCTGGATTCTGGCGCTGACCATTCCGTGATCCGTAGCAATAGTCACAGTCTCCCATGATTCCTTACCGATCTCATCAAATTCGCTAAGAGCTTTAATAGTGTTTAACTGAACACGTTCTAAAAAATATGGATCAGATTCCGCTTGACGATGCAAGATCAATTTGAATTCTTCAATATAGGTACGAATATCGCCACGCTCTAGGTCCAACAAGGACGCTATCTCTGTGACATTGTACCCCTTGATGTGATATTGCCCGACCTGATCTACCAACTCCAATTTGTCAATTAGGGTCAACTGGGTGTTAGATTCGTCTTCAACCATGATATCTGTCATGCTATATTATACCATACCTTACAGACCACCGGGATGGTAGGGGTCGCCAATAGGGTTGAGCATAGGACGTTCACCCATCATCTCTTCCCTCCAGTACAACTCTGCATCACCGTCAAATTCAGTCTCTTCAGAATCTTCAGGATCTTCAGGATTAAATGTCATCTAAATATTCCTCCAAATTGAGTACATTTATATAAACAAAGCCCACAATACAGCAAATGCCGAAATCTGTATCGCAATTCCCCAATACATGCTTAACCATTCATCTTTCATTTAAAATATCCATTCTGTTTTTCCGACACCATCTCCCCAAACATCCCATCCAGGCGTGGTGTCTCTCGCGAACAATTCAATCTTCTTTTGTGTAGGAAACATCTGCTCTATTCTTTTCCTTACCTCTGCTGGCTTCGCACTATGTAGTCCCCGTTCTTCTCTTACCAACTGACGTATATTTCTAGCCCCTCGAGGCTTGGGGATCCTTCCCATTTTACCTATGAGACACAACTCAACCTGACTCATAGTATAATATCCTGGGTTGACTTTACACTTATCCCACACAAATCCCATCGTGGCCCAAGCAAACCCCCACGCCATCATGACATCTAATGCCTGAGGCAAATGGGGGCTGCTTGACCACATAAACAATAAACACTCCTTGGGATCTGCTATTACAGACAAATCCAAAGCTTTGAGTTCGTCCAGTTTCATTGTAGCATAATGCGATATCGCTCCGCCAGTGTCGTTCTTCCCTTCTCCAGCGTGTTGACGCTGGCCTTGGTAATCCCACGGCGGATCGACATAGATTATCTGATACTTCAATCTTTAGCCTTTCTACCAGACTTTCTTTTTGAAGAAGCAGCCTCTCGTTTCAATTGAATTCGACGTTCCTGTTCTTTGTCCAAAGTCTTTTCTAAGGGCTGTATGAGTTTTGTCTCAACAGACTTACGTAATGATGCAATCGCAATATGAAACATCTTAGTAAAGTCATCCTTACTAGGGTTGCCGTCCCATTGAGCCATAGAAAACTTTTTCATAGCAGACTCAACTTCAGCGTTAGTGCCCCTTGTACCGAGATACTCGTTCATACTGTACAGCCATAAAAGACGCTCATTTCTTTCATCCGAAGATGACTGAGCAGCCCTTTCGACTAACACTTCAGGCTGTACGTCAGACACGCGTCCCGCATGAGTTGCAACGGTCATGATGCGTTAAAGCATTATTGCCACCGATAGCAATCAGCAACTCCTTATGCTCTGGAGATAGATCGGGACAATGTGACCCAACATACGTGAACAGATTGACAACATGATACATTGTCGGATTGTTCAGAATGCTATCTGGATTCGGGAAAGTGGTCCTAAACCCTTCCCCGCTCCAATACTCCATGATGCGATTGAAAACTTTCGTCGGAACCCCATTCTCCTGACAAATCCTGAGGATAACGCCTCTTACATCGTTAACCTTCTCATCGCGGAGATGGATGAACCCATCGAACATAGGTTTGATCTGCTGCTTGGCGATACCCGCAAACTCTGCGAACTGCTCAACCACAGCATCACGACTGTAGCCACGCACACGGAACTTACGGTTATCAACCTGAGTAGTGGAACCATTGCTGCACCACTCTCTCTCCAGATAAGCCTCAACCACTGGATGCGTTGCCCAAGTATCAGAGAACTTAATCTTAACTCCACCATAATACGGAGTGTCCTCCGTCAAGAAATTAAACTCATCCGTAGTAATGACTGCACCTAACTGGCCAGCATCATTGATACGAAAATGTTTAATGCTCGCATCATCACCAATAGCACCAGCTGCTGCATCTAAGACATCACTATGTGCCACATTCGGTAAATCCAACTCAGAAAATGAGGACACAGTGTTACCCCGAAACACAGCGTTCAGGGAACGACCAGGGGTCTCATTGACATGATAGTTGTAATTCATTGCCACCAAATCATTGGGGCTACGCTTAACATACGGGAAAGGCACACTGATCATTTCAGAGAACTGCTTGGACGCTCCATCCGTAAGTTTAACCCTATCCCCATTAATACTGAACACACTCTTGCTTTCAACCTTCAAATCATTAAAAGTAAAGGGTACAATTTCAGTATCTTTCATCTTTTCAGCGATAGCGCTTTTTGCTTCATCTAAAGTTATTAAATTACTCATTTTTTCTCCATTCCGTTGCCATCGGCAACTTTCTTTATATATATTTTACCACACAAGAGCGACACAATGCGTACCAAACCCATATTTCTAAAAAAAAACTTTACGAATAGGCATGCGCCCCATTCTCCTTAATGCTCAAAGGGGATACAGGAACAAACTGGGCATTCTCCTTAAACTCATCCAACTTCCTAGCGCCAACATACGACATGGCGCTCTGCAAGCCATTAGAAATAGAAGTCATCACAGAACCAACATCAGTATCACAAGGAACCCAACCCTCTGCACCCTCAACATACCTCGAGCCGGCAGCAGCAGAAGCCATACCACGGTACTGCTTCAACCTAACACCATCAACTTCCTTAACCAAACCTGGAGCCTCAACGCAACGAGCCAGCATCCCGCCAACCATCACAGCATCAGCACCCGCAGCCAGAGCCTTAGCGATATCACCGGGAGTCTTAATCCCCCCATCCGCAATAACCTGAACATCCAGGTAGTCAGACATGGCATCAGAACACTCCATAACAGCAGATAACTGCGGAACACCCACCCCAGTCTGCACCCTAGTCGTACAAGCAGCCCCGGGGCCAATACCAACCTTAATTATGTCAGCACCAGCATCAGCCAAGAACCTCGCACCATCCCCAGTAGCGACATTGCCCGCCACCAACGTACATTTATACCCATTCTTGTCAATAAGCCCTCTCAGGCTCTCTACGACGCTCCTAGCACGCTTAGAATGGCCGTGAGCGACATCAACGACAAGCATATGCGCCCCAGCATTCAAAAAAGAGTGTGCAACCATCAAAGGAAGCTCATTAATGCCCAAAGCAATACCACAAAAAGAACCATTTTCGGCAACATCAACAAATTGGTCCTTTCTTTGCCGAATTGCCAAATTTCGATGCAAAACACCGACACCACCATGCTTGTAAATAGCCTTACACATCTCCAATTCGCAAACAGTGTCCATATTCGCCGCAATTATCGGCAAATCTAAAAAAATGCCCCCAGCCCCAGCCAACAAAACCGAAGTATCGCAATCCTGACGAGAAACAACATCAGAATAGCCTGGAGAAATCAAAACATCGTCATACGACAAAAAAACTTCACTCATTACCTAATCTTCTCCTATAAATAGCGCGATCGAGCCAAAGTGCGACCACCAAAGCAGACACAAAACAGCCAACACCAATAATAGCCAACCAAAACGCATGCAAAACCAACTTCACCACGTACCACCCCCTGAATCCCACTTTTTCTTACCCTCAATCACATCCCTAAACCCACAATGCGGACAATACATCTTTTCAAAAACATCAGGCCACTTAAGATCATACTTCCTCAACTCATGGGCATAAGACCACCACTTACCACACTTAGAACACGTAAAACTGAAAATCGACTCCCCAGTATACTTATGAGACATCATTCCTCCTTCTCAACGACTTACACTTCTTACACTCATCCCACAACCACCTATCAGGCGTCTCAACAGCAACCCAAACGTGAGGAACCAATTTATAGCCATCTCTCTTACCAAAAACCCAACAACTAT